GTTCTCTTAATGTAATCATCTTCTTATATCCTGAGCTGAAACATATATTTCTTGTTTTGTAGGCTTATGATATACTTTGAAGATAGGCATTCTGAATATATGACCTGAGGGTTTAAGACCTTCGTGTACTATAACTTTAGTACTTTCTTTTGCAATCATTTCACCTGTCAATGGTGATGCCATATCTTGTTTTAACTCATATTCACCGGGTACAAGATTTCCAAAATCATCTTGTGTCCATTCATTTTCTTCTGGTATAAATGTGTCAGTATCGATCTCAATCTGAGCTAGTATTTTATCAAGTTGCTCATCATTTAACTTACCGTCTTCTTTTATAAGAAACAATGCAGCTGCATATGATGCAAGTCTTGATTTTCCAAATGGTAGCTTTTCTAGTATTCTTTTGAGATTAAATACTAATCTATGGAAATAACTATATTCACTTCTTTCTTCTGAAGTTTGTGGACTCTTTAGTTTCTTTCCATTCTCATCAACCAAACCTAGTTCATAGGCTTTCATCTTGTTCCATGGGGTAACAAGATGTTTGATGAAACGATACGCATAGTATGTATCAGCAGCTCTTGAAATTATCCCCATTAAATTCCTCTTAGTACTCTAACTATATTAACATCCAGAGGAACATCTACATAGAGATCCTCTTTAAGATAATTTAAAAATACAAGGAACGTTTTTAATGCAGGCCAATGTTGTTCTTCAACCTTAAAGAATAGCATTTTAATCGCCGCTTCTATACCAAACACATTCTGTATAATTATAAGATGGTTTAGTATTAAACGCTCTTGTAAATCACCTGCAGTGGAATATCTTTTAAAGAGTCTTTTGAGATATTTAAAACGTTGCATATCATCTTTAAACTCTTCCATAGAAGTACACTGCTTATTATCATAATGTTTAGACGCATAAAATAAAAAGTTTTTATTCGTTAACTCATCAATCTTCATAATATCCTCAGGTAAATTTGTCTTACCTGATTATATATTACGATTCCATGTGTGCAGTTAACTCTTCAATCAAATCAGCTTTACTTTTACGTCTGTCTAATTCAATATCGTGCTGACGACCTAGTGCCTCAAGTTCTTTCTTATTCATATCTTCAAGAGATTTATGTGAAGGAGCTTCATTCAATTGCTGAGGTGCACTTTCGCCATTCCATTCTGCAATATGTTCTGCAGAAAGGTTTGCACCTTTTAGTTTCTCACCTTTTGCGGTATAATATCCGTCTGGCTTTGCAATTGCTTCTTCAAGCCAACCTGGTTTACTGATTGCCATAATTATCTCCTTATATCTTTTAGTGTTTTAGGCTTGGCGGCCTGTTTCATTTTTTCAGTTCCCTTTGGATTTTTATCCGCCGGGTAATCTCTTTTCTCACCTTTTCTGTGCATGTCCAAAGCTTTTTTAGTATTTGGAGCCATATCCTTTTGAGTAGGTAGATCAGGATTTTCTTCTGGTTCAACTTCAGCTGCTTTTGGTGAAGCAGTGTGTGAAGCTTTTGCCTTATCTTCTTGCATAATTTCTACATAACTTTTTAGCACTGTGTTTTCCTTAACTTTCACTTTATCAAATTCTTCAACATCATATTGTTTACCACCAACAGTGAAAGTTTTTTCACCGTTTTTCTTAGCCATTTTGGCAGCGTAAATAAATTCTCTACTATCAGCCATAGCTTTACTGATTGCCTTACGTCTTTTATGTAAGAACTTATCAGATGAATCTACATCACCGTCATTATCGATGTCTTTATCTTTTCGATCATCAAACTTTTTCTTGACGGCATCTTTATTTACTGGATCCATTGCTTCCATTTTTGGTTTATCGTGTGTATATCCCATTTTAGCGTATTTATCATGATCTTCTGGTGTTTTGGCTTCAACCTCTTTACCAGTTTTTGGATCATACATTTTATGTGGATATTCCACTTTTTCTTGCATGCTCATGTATGTTTGAGCTATGCTCTTAAGTTGATTTGTCATGAGCTTGCCTCCCTGTTACATCATAAACTGTCCAATAATGGCAGCAGTACCTGTACCGATTATTATCCAGCATATTCTATTTATAATTGTTATCGTCCTAGTATTGGCATCAACTGATCGTTGAATGTCATCTAGTTTTTGTGAAAGTCTATTCATTCTTTCACGCATATTATCATGGTCATCTTGAAGTGCCAATATCTTCTCCTCAGCTCTGGCAAGTGAAACCATGGCATCAGCAAGTTTATCGATCTTCTGCTCTATTCTTGTTAGTCTATCGTCTACTTTATCCGTCATGGTTACTCCTTAAATAAAAATATTTATTTACAAAACTGTTAGAAACAAATATTTGACACGTCCATTTATTTGACACTACTTTTTGTCAACTTTTTGACAATCACAGCCGCTATCTTTACCGGATACATAACCAGCAACGATACCGACAATACCTGTTATAGCCATCTGTAATAGTTCGATGATACGCCCGTCTAACGTACCTCCCATTTCAGATGCCATCATAAATTCATCAACTACTATTAGACCTAGTAAACCCATAAGGCCTACTGCTAATAGAAGTACTGTTATATCTTTTATTTTTGACATTAACTTCTCCTTAATTGTCTACTTTTTTACCCGCTCTCCACTGGTAACATGACCAGTAGCGAGCTTTATACTTTGGTCCAGGGTTATCACAGTTGTGTCTTGCACGAAATGATTTTCTTCTTGCTGGATCATCTCTTTTGATTTCCATGTTTGGATCACCAAAACGTACAACAACAACTTTACCGTTAGGACCCATAGTATAAACCTTAAATTTTTTATTTGGATTTTCTGAAGTTCTAATAGGATCGTTAAGTGTCACTTTTTTTCCTTGATATTCTGCTTCAACTATTTCTAAATCTTCATAAAGATCCACACACTCACAGAACTCATCAATTGATTCTTCTCTAAATTTTTTGAATTTATCCACCGAATTCATGGCCTGCCACCCTTTTCATTTGTTTGTTAAATTCTGCTTGTGAAGGTTTTTCTTTATATAATCTTATAGAGATTTCGGGTCTATCCTTACCTTTGATTCTCCAATTCATTCCTTTTTCTTTATGCTCAGGTTTTGTAGTTCTTACAACTCGTCTTTTATAACCTGCTTCCCATGACTCTGGTTTACCGCTACCTTCTCTGATTTCTCTAAAGGTCTTCATTTTATTTCACCTCTAAGTCTTCTGATTGCACGATTCTTAGCAAGCTTTATACCTTTTTTCCTACGATCTGCAACCGCAAGATCTTTATCCACACCTGGCTCTTTTCTTAAATGCCGAGCAAATGCAGAGTTTTTAGCCTGGTCATGAGATGTTTTGGCTTTATCATAATATCTATTCAGCATTTTTGCCGAGATCTCATTTACATCCTCTTTATTATTCTTTGCCCACTGCTTTTTATATTTGGCAGTTTGTCTTTCAGGATATTTCTTTCTTGTTCTAGGATCAACTTCATCCGGGTGTCCAGACTTAACAGCATATGCTATTCCTGTAGGACCATAAGCTTTACCTTCATTCTTAAGATCTTTTATCTTTTTATCCATCTTGGCAACTGCAAGATCACGTTTCTTTTGATCAACATCTACTGTTGAAACTCTTTCGCTCTTTTCTTTATCCTTAGCGTCAAGATATGCAGCAATAGCCATCTTATGTTTTTTCTTATCAGACTTGCCTTTAAACTGTGGTGCATCTGATTTTTTAAAATCTTTTACATAGTCACCGGCTGTTGCATCTTTACCGAGTTTTTCTAATAGGGTTTTAAGACTTACCATCATACACTCCTTTGTTAGTTACAGACATTGGCATAACATAACCATTATCTCTTGCTTTTACTTGAGCTTCAATCTGACTTCTTGCATGTATGTTACCTTCTCTTTGATTTTTATCTCGGATATGATATACAAACATTTGTTTATCACTTGTGTCAGATTTAACAAGTTTTGGTTTAGTATCCTTTGGCTTTTGCCTCATCTTTGCGATACCGGCTTTTGCTTTTGCAAGTCTTTGGCGATCTGCAGCTGCTTTCTTTAATCTGGCTAGTTTGGCCTGAGCGGCATCAGCTCTACCTGCAGTACTGAAACGAAAGTTGCCTTTCTTATTAACAACGCTTGCTTTAGCACCTTTTGCAATAAGTGATCCAGTTTTCTTTACCGGTTTAGATGTTGCTACTTTCTTTACACCTTTGGCTACTGCTTTAGTTGCTCTATAAGGTACTGTTACGGGGAGAGTAAGTACCTTCTTAGCAGTTCTTGCAATGCCGCCAATGAATTCAGTAAGTTCTTCAAGTTCTTTATCATTTAACGTAGCAACATATTCATCGAACTCTTTATCATTGAGCTCAAGAATTTTTTCTTCGTTGATATATGACTTAAAGGTTTTCATTATAGATCATCACCTGGATCTTTTATGTCGGCTTTAAAAACTCTTTGTAAAGACTTCATTAGTTTTGGAACATCTTTCATCGGTATA